CACATATTTCAAGCTTAAGGCCGCATATGAAGCCAATATTAAAAAGGATAAAACTCAAATTTCTAAGCTTCCTGGTTTGAGTTGGCGAGAGAAAAGAAATGAATATGCTAAAATAAAACCCAAGTGCATTAATTGTAAGAGGCCAGTCGGATCTATTTTTTCTACTAAAACCAATAATGGTGAGAGACAATACGTTGCTTTGTGCGGTGATAGAAAAACGCCATGTCCGTTAGACATTAAAATCAATTTGGGTGTAACATATAATATTACTGATGACATTCGTCAAGATGAAGAAAAGATAAAGAGTTATAATAACGAAATTATCATAGACAAAAACAATTTGTTATTTGGTTACATAAATGCTCAACAAGCTGTGGCAAAATTTGATAGCATAAAAGAAGAAGTTGCCGATGCAACCAAAATACACGAATTTACTTTAGAACATTACCTAAATATAGCGGATAATGCAGAGAAAAAGGAAGAGCTCAAAAATATTAAACTGGAATTTTACAACAATTTAGACAACTTTAATGCAATGATACAACAGTATAACTCAACGCAAAATACACAATTTATAGTTGATGCGGTTGAATTGTATGTGACAACAATGCAACCAAGAGTAAATGATATTTTAAAGAAGACATACTCTTACAATGGGGTTGAATACAACGAAGATGACAACACATTTCATTTAATTCAAATACCCATATCAATTGAAGACCTTGAATGGGATATTGGTGAACATGGTCAAAAAGTGGTTACAATGAAGATGGGTCTTGAAAAGTTCTCTCAAAAGAGAACAGTCCGCAACGCAAAAGCAATGACTTCTGCTATTCCGGATATAAGAGAGAAAGAAGAAAAAGAAAAAGAACCAGATTTCACAAAATTAAAGTCACAACCCAGGTTTGCCTTGAATCAGCAGCCTATTGAATCTGACTCCGACGAAAATTCTGATGAAGACGAAAATTCTGACGAAGATGAAGATGAAGATAAACCATTGCCAAAGATAACAATTCACCCAAAACTTTTACCAGATGGCACAATGGCCGCAACAGAAGCAAGTAGATTGAATTTTAAAATTGAACTTGTAAAAGGTAAACTAGTTGCAATGAATCCAAATACAAAGGAAACCTATATAGTGACTGCTGGGGTATAAATCGTTTGTTAAAAAGTTGAATCAAAGCTGAAAAAATAATATAAACATTATTTATAAAACATGATTACAAAATTCATTGACATTCCAACTTTCATTATTAGTTTAGCAATTGGTCTATTTTTTGTTTACATCTGGGGACCTGATTTAAAAACTGTATACGTATACCCAACTCCAGAAAATATTGGAAAAGTTCAATATAAGGATAATGCGGACAACTGTTTTACTTATCAAGCTACTGAAGTAAAGTGCCCAGCCGACGATTCGCAAATAAAAACGGTTCCAGTGCAAACTTAGCAAAATTTTAAAATATTTAATATAATATATACATGCACCTTACAAGGTTTCTTCACACTCAAAGCGGTAAATATATAATGTCCGCTTTATTAGGTTTTGGGTTGGCAACGTTTTTTAGAACTGTATGCAAGGGAAAAAATTGCATTATATTCAAAGCACCTCCCATGGACGAAATAGAAGACAAGATTTACAAACATCAAGACAAATGTTATAAATTTAGTCCTGTTACAACAAAATGCGACGCACAGAAGAGAAACGTCGCAATGGAATAAATACTTTTGAAAAAAGTATTGCAAAACCGCAGACGCTTTTGGCGCAACCTTTAAAAAGGTTGCATTTTTGCTCCACTTTTCTTAAAAGTGGATTTTGCGTAATTATTATATCAAATCCTTCTTATAATAATTATATGTCAGACACAACAAGTATAATGGATTTACCAACCGACCCAGCTGGTGGAGGAAGTATAGGAGGAAATATAAGTTTATCTGCCAATGAAAACATGTCTTCTATGCCAGTTCAGAATTCCAATGGCGCTGGAGTTACTTTAGATCAAACTACAATTAATCAAATTGTCAGTGGATTGCAACAGGCTAGTTCCAGCGGCGCAACACAATTACCGTCTAGAGATATTCCTCGTAATACAGAAGCAATGATGCAAGATCCTCAAATTCAACCCAATTACATTCCACCTCAATCCAACAATGATTATATTACTGATTATGAAGACAATGAGGATATTATTCAGAATTATAAGAACAATGCTCAATACGGCGATAGTTTGGACCAATTATACGAAGAAATTCAAATTCCTCTTTTAATTTCGGTATTGTATTTTCTGTTTCAGTTGCCAATTTTCAGACGTTACTTATACAAGTTTTTCCCTGTATTGTTTTCAAAGGATGGAAATGTCAATTTATATGGGTTTTGTTTCACAAGTGCATTATTTGGTCTTTTATATTACGTGTTGTCAAAAGTAACAACTCATTTCAGCCGGTTTTAATCTGCAATGGGCATAATTTTTTTTGAACTGTGCGATTTAAAACTAAAACTATGCAATACTCTACCAATTATATTCAAAGGTTGTATTTCGGCTCCTATAGTAATAGCAATGTTTAATCTTTTAACGTCAACAATTACATTTATCATTTTTGCACCTGTAAAATTGGTAGTTCTATCAAACTTGGCGTCCGTTAAATTTGCATTGGTCAAGTCAGCTCCAGTAAAATCAGTATTTGATAATTTTGCATTAGATAAATTTGCACCACGTAAGTCTGCTCCTGCAAAATTAACATATATTAAATTTGAATCAGATAAATTGGCTCCTTGCAAATAAGCGTGTTTAATCACAGCCCCTTGCAATATTGTATTTTTTAGATTTGCCTTTATCAAAGAAGAGAAGCTTAATTTTGCACCTCTTATATCTATATGCGATAAATTTGTGTGCGATAAATTTACTCCGCAAAGACTATTAACATCAATTTTCTTTTTTCTTATTTTTCTGCATAGCCTTCGCTTTGCAATATAACTGCAAATTGCTTTTATCATTGTTCTTATATTGAGTTAAAAACAATGGCAACTTTTCCATCAATTTTTTTCCTCCCACTAAAAATAAAAATTTAAAATGAAACAAATATAAAAATAGAACGCGATATAATAATAACCGTGCATTTAAAATGCCAAATTCAGACATTATAAAAGTATTAGAAGAAATTAAATATGATAAACGTTTTGAACGATTCAGACTAGCCAACGTGATTGCGCATGTTGCTGTGATTGTTTTAAGAGGAAAAATTATAGCCAGTGCGGTGAATCGCATTGGTTATCGGCAAGAAACAAGCAGAAGTTATTATAACACTTATTTGCACACAGATAGAAATTTGCATGCAGAAGAGAACGTGGTAAAATCTCTCGGAAATTATAATAAGATGAAAGATGCAGATATGTATATTATGAAATTTGGCAGAGGACAGAATGATGGGAATTACGTGAATTCCAAACCTTGTGCAAAGTGTCAATGCTTTTTGAGCAAGTGTATGAGAGAATATAAATTGAAGCGAGTATTTTATACTTCATAACCAAAAATAATCATAACCAAAAATAAACTATTTTAAATATATTAAACGCATTTTGCTATTTAATATATTCATGCCACCAGGGTTTGATTTAACCGACATACTACAAACCACATTTAACGATTCCATAAAAATTTCTCTCTTTCAACGTATGAAAACTGGGAATCACCTTATTGACGCAATTTTTTCAACTCTAGGATTTGTTGCAATAAGTTACCTCGTAAAAATATTATACGAAAATAATTCATTTAATAAGTCATGGAATATAGATATTCGCGACACAATCAAAAGCTTGTTTTATAAAAAATATTCAATAACATATGAAGGCAAACGGTGTTCTAGTGTTGGCACTTATAATCTTTATCCAGTAGTATCGTCTTGTTTTACAGACGCATTTAAGGCATTGTGGGCCGACATTTTGGGAACCATGGACGACAATAAAACGATTCACGAATTAAAAGAGCTCTATACAACAATGGATAAATTTCGCGACAAGAATGATAATAATGATGACGATGATATGTATATAGTATCTCAAAAAAAACCATTTTTATATAAAGCCGACCTCAAAATATATGCTATTGCAGATTTTTACACTGAAGATTCCGGTGGAAGCGAAAAAGAAAAGCAAACAACTAAAACGGATAAAATCACGTTGACGCTTTATTCATATGAAACAAATACAAGTGGCATTAAGAATTATGTTAACAAATTGAAAGATAAATATATAAAAGCCATTGAAGAAAGTCGCAATAGTCAAAAATTTATTTACACTCTAATTAAAACTAAGTATGAGGATTACAAATATGAATGCTGGAGTGAATATCCTTTTGATAGCACGCGAACATTTAAAAATATGTTCTTTGAAAATCAAAAAGAAGTTTTAAGCAAAATTCAATTCTTTCTTGACAACAAAGACTGGTATTACGAAATGGGTATACCTTATTCTCTCGGAATCGGATTACATGGACCTCCAGGAACAGGCAAAACATCTTTTTTCAAATGTCTTGCAAACATGACAGGACGTCACATAGTTATTCTCTCATTGAAACTTATTAAAACCAAGCGTCAATTGGATGATTTCTTTTTTGAGGACAGATATAACTCTAGTAACAAGGTTCATAGTGTGGGATTTGATAAAAAGATTATCATTATTGAGGACATAGATTGTCTTGGAGAAATTGTATGGAAGAGAGAAGATGCTAAGGATAAATCTGGAACTAGTATTGGGAAAAAGTTGAATTTGACATCGTTATCTCCGACATCTTCAGTAAACGTCGCAGATGTAATTCAAACCTTTGTTGAAGCAAATGAAGAGCAAAATAAGCTTTTAAGCACGGTAACAAAACCGCTTGAAGATGATCCTATTACATTGGACGATATTCTGAATCTGTGGGATGGTCTTAAAGAGACGCCAGGCCGAATTCTAGGAATTAGTAGCAATCATTATGACAAGTTAGATCCGGCATTAATAAGACCTGGGCGCATTGACATAACACTTAAATTGGACAACGCGTCGCGCGATATAATAAGACAAATGTATGAAAGATACTATTCAGAACACATTGATGAGAGAAAATTAAAGAAGATTTCTGAGTATTTTTATTCTCCGGCTGAAATTATTAACTGCTATGTAATGAATAAGGATGATCCTGGTGCATTTATTGGAAGATTAATGAAGAATGAGAAATTTTAGGACTTGTTATACTTGGATCTCGTTATAAATTACAATAATTGTTATAGAACTTTTATAACAATTACTATGCATATCATTGAAAACTACGTTCAAAATTTAATGGCAAATTTGCCCAAGAGAAAGGAGCCAGAAAACATTAATCTCATTCTGGACGGAGGAATATTTAACGGCAGTTACCTAATCGGCGCCCTCTACTTCTTGAGAGAAATGGAAAAACAAAACTATTTAACCATAAATAAAATTTCCAGTTGCAGTATTGGATCGGTTTGCGCTGTCCTATACAAAATAGACGCACTGGATTTGATGCCTGAATTATATAATATAGTTCTAAAGCAATTTAAAGAAACTCGCCACTTTCACGCGTTCAAATCTTGTTTGGATAAAATAAAAGTTCGCATTAATTCAACGTCTGCAAAATTAAAATTAAATAACGTCTTGTATATTACATATTATGACATTAAAAAAGGAAAGAAAATTATTAAAAGCAAGTACAAAAGCACGGATGAATTAATTGACACTATTTACAAGTCTTGTTTTGTTCCTTTTATTGCTGATGGAAATATGGTTTATAAAAACCGTTATTGTGACGGAGTCAACCCATATATTTTTCCGTTTGAAACTAATAGAAAAACACTTTATCTGGACTTGTTTGGCTCTGACAAAATTCATTATATGTTGTCCGTTAAAAATGAAAAAAACAATTTTCACCGCATACTTGCAGGTCTTCTGGACATCCATCTGTTTTATGTTAAACAGAATAGCACGCAAATGTGCAGCTACGTAAACCAATGGTCTTTATATCAGACATTTCACAATCGCATTTTAAAATGGATCGTTGAATGTGTCATTTTTTATTCAGTTTTTGCGGCATTCCATTTAAAAAAATACATACCTAATGAGCTTTATGAGCATATTATTTTTAAAATATTATCAAAAATAATAAAGGAATTATATATAGTTTTTATTGATTATTTCTGCTTTTAAAAAAACAATCCACCTCGGCCTCGTTTTACAGTTTTATTTTTCTTTGTTCTCTTGTTTGCTGTTTTTGATTTTGTTTTTCTCTCTTCCTTCTTTTTTTCTTTTTGAGAAAGCATGTCCGCTGGTCTATATCTCAAAAACCATTCTTCGTATTCTTTGTCTTGCTTTTTGCTGTGTTCTTTCAGCTCTTTAAACTTTTCAGCCTTTTCGGCTCTCATCTCTTCCACTGTTTCTTGATGCCCATAACAGCTTATACTGAATCGTCTTAGAAGACCCTTCTGTTGTAATCTATTTTTCTGCTGCACTTCAAACAGAAATTGCGCCATACATACTATTCTCTCGGTATCATAATAATTGCGATCAGAATATAAAAATGCCAAGTAAAAACTCAACATTGTATCAACTGTTGCTATTTTCACAGGCTGTTTGTCAACCGTAATAATATTATAACTATGGCAAGCAATTGGCTTATAAATAAACGCAATTGTATCCGCACCTATTAAAACTTGATAGTGTGGTGCAACTATCTCTCCTATTTCTTTTTGTTTCACAATTTTGGCCTTATATCCTGCGTCCTTCAAACGCTCTTTCAAAATTTCTGCTGTCTTCTTAGGGTCTTCCGATAAAACGTCAAAATCAGGAATTTTTTCTAACTTTTTATGCAATTGCTTTGGCATATAATGCAAGTAGAGGCTTACTGCATATCCACCAAAAAACACCACCCCTTGGTTAATAAATGAATTTCTAGTTATTTCAAATATCTTGTCTTCATCTTCTTTGTTTATCATTTCTCTCTGAAAAGGCTCTATGTCATCACAATGCGCGGATTTTAAAGGATAGTTGTTATTGAGAAGCGTTAAACGCTTTAACACTTTTTCCCATCTTGAAACATCGCCGGCCGGTCTTGAAAGTTCTAAATACATGGACATTCTCAAGTAATTCGGAGGAGCGTATAAAATGCCGTCTATTTTTATTGCTTCTTGTTTTACCGCCTTGTAAATTTCCTTATGCAAAAATGTAATGTCCGCAACTGGTATAAAATTCACAAACACCTTATATGTTCCCTTGTGTTGTCCTGACTTTGCTTCTACTTCTAAAAATCCGGCTTTCACGTAATCATCCGTTAATTCCTTGCTATCATTTAACGCATTAAAAGAGAAAAAATCATAGTCTGGTATTTCCACTTCTGTATTGTAAAATTGGTCTTGTTTTGGCAAAATATTATTAATCGCAGTTCCTCCATAGCATATCACTTTTTTTCTGCGGATAAAGTTCTCTACAATTCCAATTATCTTCTTTACTTCTCCTGAATTGGCTACAGCTCTTCCAGAACGCTCTTCGGCTTTATCTACCGCACTTCTTAATATCGCTAATTCACATTCCTGGAAGCTCATTGATTTATCGCATATATTTTTCATTTAATCGTCTTATATTATTAAAAGAAAAAAGAAAACTGTTAGTAATTGTTTAATGCAATTTATTTATAATATTCTTAGGATTTCCAATCATTTTACCATCTTTATGTGTCTTCTTATCAAAATAACCATTCCAGAATTTTCGTGTGGCGTAAAAATCTGCTTTATGAGCTCCAGACCATTTGCTTTTACCGCAGAATTTTTTATGATTGTTTGCACCCATGGTAAACCAATTCTTATTGGATTTTCTTAACGTACACTCACAAATTGCCTTTTTGGAATTCTTGGGATCAACTACGCATTTATGGTTTAAGCAATCAGACCACTCGTATTTCTTAGGGCATTCTGTGATTCTTTTTCCGTCATTCATCTCATTAATGGAAAAGGTAGAGTAAATACGACGCGTACCGTTCTTCATTTTGTGACACTTTAATCTATTGCAAGATTTTGTCGCAAAGTTGTAACCGTTTTCTACAGTGCATTTGCAACTGGTTTTACCAGGCTTATTCTTTATTGTTTTGCAAGGAGCAGACGTGCACAACGCATACCGACTTTTACAAATTGTTAAATTTTTTGTTTTTTGTCCATTCTTTCTTGTCTTGGGCATATTATATTATTGTATTATTTTATTTTTCATAACACAATAATTTTGTTTTTTTGTTTTATTTTATTTTGATTTGGCTCAACCTTTCTCAAAGGTTGATTAGATATTAAACGCGTAATAATCACTCTTAACATCGCGCGTTGCAAATGAAAGTGCAGGATTTTGTGGAGGAGGTTCTGGAACATAAACTGGAATATATCTTAACTTCTCAGGTTTCAAACAGAATGCATATCCACATTTATCAAAGAACGCATTATTCTCCTGTAAATTAATATCATTCTTCTGATACATCATCGCAATCATCTGGCAACCAGTTTCTCTGCAAACAATGGCGCTTGGGTTTGGCGGATTCTCACCAATGTCCGGCATTGAAATGCTCATATTTTGCTTGTTATATTCCTGCAATTCTACTAAATCCGGTGTATTTTTAACGTCATAATAGTGGAGAGCACGCATAAATATAGAATTACTCGTCATGTTGACATATTCATAAAAATCTTCAGTGTCCATGAAAGCATTATTTGATTTGTCAACAATAACAACTATTTTTTTATTAACTAAATCCAGTAATTTTGTATTGCCAAAATTCTTTCCGTTTTGCTCAAAGCTTGAAGCAGGTCCCAAAAAGAATGAATCATAGCTTTTAAATATATTAGCCAAGTTCTGATACATTTTTTGGTTTGCGCTCTTAAATCTAAAGTGAAAAATTATTGGGTCTTGTGGATTAGGTGCGCCACTGGAAGCAAACGCATAGTTTGTTACTATACTCATAACTTCAGAAAAGGCGACAACATTATAAGTTTCCTTAATATGATTATTGTCAACAGTAGACGTGGCAACCACTGGTTGGTCATCTATTGAAAATATTTCAAAATCCAAACCGCGCACACCTTGCTTTAAAACGTCTTTCAACGCGCACGTTGAAACATAGTCATTTTTGAAAGTTCCTGGACTGCAGCAATTGTATGAAGTTTTAATGTAATAATCTTTTAAAGTATAACCGCAATTTGGATCACTTGCATTTAATGATCTTATTGAACCATTCAAAGATGAAAATAGGTTACTCATACTACTGCATTCGCGATTCACTAGATTTCTCATATAGAAATAATACCATAGAGCCCCAATAATAACAATTATAATCATGCTTAATAACATATAAGCAGCATAGTTCTCCTTAAGATTTGCCATCATATTCATCATTTTATTCGTAGTATCCATTGTCCTACTATATTATAATACTAATTTTAAAATATAATAATATTAATCAAAAAAGTTAAATATAAATTATTTGTGTATAGTATATCTAAAAGATGGCTGGTGGATTAATGCAATTGGTCAGTGAAGGACAACAAAATATCATATTAAATGGCAACCCTTCAAAAACTTTTTTCAAAGCAACATACGCTCGCTATACAAATTTTGGAATGCAAAAATTTCGCGTGGATTTTGAAGGTGCAAAAACTCTTCGTTTAGCAGAAGAATCTAACTTTACATTTAAAATACCCAGATATGCAGACCTTTTAATGGATTGTTATTTAAGCGTTGACTTGCCTAACATTTGGAGTCCTATTATGCCTCCTAACACGGACCAAGAATCTGAATTATATAACAGTGGCAAATGGGTTCCATATGAGTTCAGATGGATTAGTTCACTCGGAGCAATGATGATATCTCGTATTACTATTACTTGTGGAAACCAAACGCTACAAGAATTTTCTGGCGAATATTTAAAACTTATGATTGAGCGCGATTTGACAGGGACAAAGGTGTTCGGATTTAATGAAATGACCGGAAACACCGCGTCATTAAACGACCCTGCAAATTCTGGAGCGCGAGTTAACTCATATCCAAATGCTTATTATAATGCAAATGGTGCTGGACCTTCTATTGGTGGAAGAACATTATACATTCCATTAAATAGTTGGTTTAATTTTAAATCTCAAATGGCATTTCCATTAATTTCATTGCAGTATAATGAATTACATATTAATATTACGATGCGCCCAATTCAAGAATTATTTCGCGTTCGCGACGTGTATGATGGCGCAAATAATTACCCTTATGTGGCTCCCAATTTTAATTTATGGTATATGCAGTTTTATAGATTCTTACAAACGCCTCCTGATGTTGAGCTTGGTCTGAATTCCTATGTAGATAAAAGAACAATATGGAACGCCGACGTTCATTTAAATTGCACATATTGTTTTCTTTCCAACGAGGAATCCAGATTATTTGCGCTTCAAGAACAAAAATATCTATTTAAACAAGTGAGAGAGCAGATATTTTATAATGTTACTGGTCCAAATAAAGTGCAATTGGATTCACTTGGAATGGTATCAGGTATGACATTTGTATTCAAAAGAAGCGACGTTAACTTGCGCAACGAGTGGACAAATTATTCTAATTGGCCATACAATTACTTGCCATATGACATAGTTCCTGCATCAACTAGCGGCGCGTTTCAAATTACAAGAACAAATCCAGATGGTTCTACAACTGTTGTTGATATTGGACCTGGAGTAAATCCAAATGGTCAATTAACAGGATGGTTCATTACAGGTGGCTCTCATGGAGCAAATGCAAACGGAATTTTGTTAAGTATGGGAATACTATTAGATGGTTCTTATAGAGAGAATTTGCAGCCTGTTGGTGTTTACAACTATATAGAAAAATGGGTTAGAACAGGTGGATTTGCTGAATCTGGGATTTATTTTTACAGTTATGGCACTTATAACTCTCCACTAGAATCCCAACCTTATGGAGCAATTAATATGAGTCGTTTTACCACAATTGAGTTGGAATTTAATACAATTATTCCAACTTTGGACCCATACGCACAATCGCTTGCTATTTGCGACCCTCAGACTGGAAATATTATTGGCATTAATAAACCAACATGGAGAATTTACGATTACAATTTTAACTTATACACATTTGAAGAGAGATATAATGTGGTTACTTTTGTTGGCGGAAATTGTGGGCTTATGTATGCAACATAATTATCCTGTTTATTCTTGTATTATTTTTTATATTGTTTTATACTATAGATGAAAAATATTTCCTATAGTATGAAATACGCAAAATATTTGTTATATTTAATAGCAATAATACTTGTTATTATTGCTGCAACTATTGTATACGCTTATAATTCCGGTTCTTGTCAGCTTGAAAAAAAATATGAATGCAATAAAAATTTCTGTCTTTATAAAGAATTTCCTATTCAATTATCAAATAATTCTATGAACGAAATTCAAACCATGTTACAAGACAAATCCATTCAAAAACGCGTTGAAATAACATCTTTCGCCGAAAACATTGCGAATTGCGCGCTTCCAAATAAAGCAGGCGTTACAATTCCCACAAATCAAATAGCACAAAACTCCGAGAGCATTATACCTTTCTATCAAAATGAACTATGCAACAAAATTTCCGATCTTCTTGGATTTAAAGTATATCCAACAGATTTATCATTCCCAACGTCGTGTGTTCTATTGATTTACGAAAAAGAGGGAGACTGGATTAACTGGCACTACGATCACAACTATTATAACGGCAGATTCTTCACAGTTTTAATTCCAATAACCACTGACCTTACATGCACTAAGTTTGAATTCAAAAACAATAAAAACGAGATTGTCAGTCTGGATTTGAATGAAAATGGTGTGTGTTTTGAAGGCAATTATTTATACCACAGAGCATCCAAGCTTTGCGCAAATCAGCGCCGAGTAATTTTGTCGTGTCAGTTCGTCACAGACAACAAAATGAGCCTAATTAATCAGTTACGCATTAAGCTTAAGGATTTTGCTTACATAGGCGCATTGAAATAGGTAATAAAATTAAAATATATTATTTTGATTTTATATTCTCAGTCAGGGCGAAATATTGAAAAAAAGAAGGGGGCAAAAGTGTTTCCAAAATCAAAAAATGGACAAAAAAAATGTCCAATTTTCAAAAGCGCCGATATTTTATGAAAAAGGGGTCAAAATTCCGCCAATGTGAGCTAAATGGTCTTAAAAAGTTTTTAAAATTGTAAAAAATTGTTACGCTAATTTTTACATATTTTTGCGGAAAAGGATTTAGGGATTTTTTCTGTCACTAGTTTAGTGACAAAATGGTGACAAATCTCTCCTTAAAATCCCCTATTTTTGAATGCAAATATTGTGACTATAATACATGTAATAAAAAGGACTTCAGTAAACACATCAACACCATAAAACACAAAAAAAAGGTTTTTGTGACGGATAGTGACGTTTTGGTGACAGATTTGTCCCAAAAATCCCTGTTCACGTGCGAAAAATGTTTAAAAACTTATAAATCTAGAAACGGATTATGGTCTCATAAGAAAAAATGCGAAAGTGTTGGCGAAGAACAACCCTCAAATAATATAATTGTTGAGCTACTTAAACAAAACAAGGAGTTTAAAGACCTTATTATTGAACAGAATAAGCAAATAATGGAACTCGCAAAAGAGAAGAATACCATTATTAACAATACAACAAACAACAGCAATACAAATAACAATCAGTTTAATTTACAATTATTCTTGAATGAACAGTGCAAAGATGCTCTTAATTTAGTTGACTTTGTGAATCAAATCAAACTGCAATTGTCAGACCTTGATATGATTGGAAGAGTCGGATATGTAGAGGGAATGAGTAAGATCTTCTTGAGGAACTTGCATGAACTTGATGTGTTTAAAAGACCGATCCACTGCAGTGACTTGAAGAGAGAAACCTTATATGTGAAAGACAAAGACGCTTGGGAAAAGGAAAACGGCGAAAATATAAAAATAAAACAAGCAATAAGGGGTATTGAAAATAAAAACATCAAACAAATCCCTATTTGGGTAAAAGAAAATCCATCATCCGAAGATTTTGAAACTAAAAAACATTTGGAATACCAAAATATATTATTGGAATCTATGGGAGGTTCTACCTCAGAAGATGATAATAAAAAGTGCGATAAAATAATTCGCAATATTGCAAAAGAGGTCGTCATTGATAAGAAATAACTATTACAACGTTTATCGGTTCTTAGTGCCTTTTTTTCGGCGCAGTTTTCTTTTTTTAGTTGCACTGCTTCTTTTGCGTTTCTTTCCGCCACTTTTTTCGTGTTCACTTGTAAAATATGCGCTAGAATTTAATTGCAATTCGGCATTCAATATTTTATATAATTCATTCAATGGCATTGAACGTTTAGATTCAGGAATATTTTGTGCGTTTATTCTCTCCATCTGTTCAAAAATCAAAAATATATAACGATGAATTCCAGATCCTTGGGGTGGGGCAGGACCTTTATAATTAAGTAACGCTTGGCCGTTGGATACATTTCCGCCTGGTATATTTATTACAGCCCAGTGTACATAATTCCCAACTACGGCGTCAGGGTCATACATAATCAAAGTGTAAAGCGCCGTGGGGGTTGCTGTGTATTCTATTTTAGGTTCCAAATGTGATTGCATTGGCGTGATGTAAGAACCATTCGTTATTTCCATATTATTGTATACTATCTTCATAATATACAATAATATATTTATTTTTCATACTTAAAGAAAGTCATTTGCAGCTAACGGCCCATCATCAACAAACTCGCCACTTAATGTTGGTCTTGTTGGATAATTTGGCATAAATGATTGAGACGATGGACTATAGCGTTTGTCAAATAATTCTTTTTGTTCGTCAAATGTTTTTCTCCATGTATCCACGCCTTTAAAATATCCTGGCGGAGGAGTGTCTGGTTTATTAACCAATTTAGCGCGAGTGCCAATATCAGTTGTTAAAACAGAGTAAGTGGGTGTTTGTCTTGTGGTCAATATTCCTGCATCATTTTGACCGTTAATATCTGTCATACGTTGGCTATTTTCAGGAGCAAATTGCTTTGTTTTTGGGTTGCAACCAAAACAATCAATATCAGAACTACATTGTTCACCAGTTAATGAACATCTATTATTGGGTCCGCACATATTTTGACAAGACACTGTAGTTGTTAAAGGCAAACTTACTGTGTGATTTGTTGAAGGACCTCCATTGTCAGCAAAGGGACCCAATGAAGTGAAGTGCTCAACTACATATCCATTTTTTATTAAATAGTCTCCCCAGTTAAAAATATAAATAGTCAAAAACAACAGAATAAAAGACCAAATGATTAAATATAGTTTGCTCATTATATATTTTGATTAGATAAAAAGATTTTTAGCAATTTAATGAATAAAATATTATATCGTTTTATTATAGTTATGTCAGATACATCAGCTATAGATGATAAAAAAAATAAAAGCGAAAAACCAAAGAATGCGCTGTTGAGTTTTTCTCTCAGCGTTTTCAATCAGCTACTCACTTTGGGCATTATATTATTAATAGGTTCTTTATTTTTATACACAGGAAAAGTAGCGCAATCTAACATACTTCCAACATGTTTAGCGTTTGCGCCTTACACAGATGTTGCGCCACCTATTAAAGAATTGCCAGTGGACATTAATATTGTGAAGACTGGTAAGGGTATATGGTCAACTAAATTGAAATTTCCATTGGATGAGAATTTAAAAACGATTGAGAAGACTCTAGGCGCATTAAAAAATATGATCAATGGTCCTAAAACCAGCGTTTTTAAACTGTATATTGCAACCACGTTACAAGAGGTTATAGCGTGCAATTTTAAAATCATTAACACAATATATAATTTTATAAACGAATTTGTTCCTGAAACATTGATCGTAATACTAGGTCCGTTTTTATCATTTTTTATATATATTTTAACTGGATTAATAGACACCTTCTATTTAATGTTTTTATGGTTTTATAACATTCATTTACTTTTTAGTGAAAAAACAGAAACCGCAACCTCAACAAATTGGATAAGTGGAGACATGTGGGGAATTTTGACGTGGTATTGGTCATTATTCTATATATTCTGGTTTATTATTGCATTCTTCTTGGTTGGAATGGGGCTTATTATACCTATTTTATCATTCTTGATATCCACATTTTGCATATTTTTCCCTTTATTTATGAAATCAAAGAACGCAACAACCGGTAAACCATATGGTCTAGGCGAAACCATTAAAAATATATTAAAATTCAAAATGAGCATAATCATGATTCTTATGTCAATAAACATTATTATTAGTGCAAATAGTAATTTTGGTGGATACTCTGCGTTTGTTGCCATTGTTGCTTGCATATTGTTATACTTTTTTACAGGAATTTATCAACAATACACTCCAAAGGGAATAGATCATTCAACATCTGGATTAGGTGACTACGTGCAAGCAGAAAAAGAGTGTATACCAACTGCAATGGCTGAACCAGAACCCACTTTGATTGAAAAGATTGAAAATTTATTTGGTGGATCAAAAAGAAGAAGAAAATAAATTTAAATTAAGCTTTTGAATATAATATAAAAAACTCTTATATTATATTTTAAATAGAAGCCATGGGAGATAATAAAAAAAATAAGAAGTTGCCGTTTGTTAGTATATGCACTCCAACTTTTAATAGAAGACCGTTTTACTCTGTAATTATAAAGTGTTTTGAAAATCAGACATATCCAAAGGATAGAATGGAGTGGATTATTATTGACGATGGAACTGATAAAATAGAAGACCTTGTCAAGGATATTCCTCAAGTGAAATATTTTAAATATGACACCAAAATGAATCTAGGTAAAAAGAGAAATTTGATGCATGAAAAGGCAAAAGGTGATATAATTGTTTATATGGATGACGACGACTATTATCCGCCTGACAGAGTGTCGCACGCGGTAGAAATTCTGCAACAGAATCCGCAAGCTCTTTGCGCCGGTTCAAGTGAAATGTATATTTATTTTAAACATATTCACAAGATGTATAAATTTGGACCATATGGACCGAATCATTCTACTGCTGCGACGTTTGCTTTTCGCAAAGAACTTTTAAAACAAACGCGTTATAATGATAATGAGGCGCTTGCAGAAGAAAAGGCGTTTTTAAAAGGATACACAATACCATTTGTTCAGTTGGACCCTATGAAGTCTATTTTGGTTTTTTCTCATGTTCATAATTCTTTTGATAAGAAAACAATGTTGGAAAGCCCAAATCCATATATATCGTTTTCCGAAAAAACTGTGGACGATTTTGTTAAGGAACCGGATGTAAAAGAGTTTTTTATGAACTCAATTGATAGTATGCTTAACAATTATGAACCAGGAAGACCAGAGCATAAACCGGAGGTTCATCAGCAAATACAAGAACTTACAAAGAAGCGAGCAGAAGCAATTGAAAATCATCAAAAGATGATGCAACATCAACAAAGAAATATAATGAATGCAAATCCAATAGAATTGGCGACAGCTTATGAGAGAAAATTGTCAGAACAAACTCAAATAATACACTCATTAATGCAAGAAAATACTCAACTGGCAACAAAGGTGTCTTATTTGGAAAATAAAATAAAAGAAATAATCCAAAAATCAATTCAACAGAAAACCCAAAGTGCATCTCTTTGATTTTATCTTATTTTGATTTTCTTTATTTCATTGAAAAAAAATTGATTTAGAGAGAAGTCTGTATGATTAAAGTATCACAGTCAACCCCTCGGAGAATGAGCCGCAATTACGATTACAAGTATCAAATGACCAATGACGCCGATGACGACAATGTCTCGGTCAATTCCAGGTCCAATAGACAAAAGGTGAATAAGGTCTTGACAGAGACAGTGGACGACAAGCTCTGTTTCAAGACCAAGCGATATGATTCTGACGCTTACAAGATGAAGCAAGTCATCATGTTTGGTTCTGGTGACACAGGATCCACAATTCGGAACGCAGTCACTGGTGAGAAGTATTATGGACATCGCGTTGGTTCAAAGCGCGAGGATCTATACTTCAAGACGCGCATTTGCACCGGAGAATTTAAAAGCGACAATCCGGTGACCTTGTTCTATGACTCCGTTGAGCAATACGAGCGGCATCAACACTGTGCTGTGGACAATGCATGCAGGGCAGCATTTGCAGCGAAGCAGCGAGTCGCAATCGTGACATTGGATTCTGAGCGCGAGACAGAGCAATCGCGCCGTCGCGTTGCAGCCGTTATAAATTAAACCAACGCCAAACCAAGAACAAAAATAACAATACAAATAACAATATAAAATTTTTTCATTTATAATCAATAAGATGAATCTCACCTTATTGATTTTTTCTCTGTTGACGAGAACAGTGCCTCAAATGTTAAATGAGTATAACTTTAATAAAAGAACGCCAAATTTGTTAAGCGGATATGATCAACGATATTTGATTAACAATTCTTCAACAGAAATTTGCCAAACGTTTAATGTGACAAACGTAATGTCTGAGGAAAAGATATATAACTTCAAAAAAATGTTTGCTCAATTGGCATTGTTAAATTACATAAAACGCGACGATGAATCAGAAATAAATAAATTAAAAGCGATAGAAAATCATGAACAACAGTTCAACGATAAACCGTCAGAATATAAACCAAATCTGTTGGAAGGAGGTTTATTTAAGGATTGGGATTTTGACATGGATAAGTAAAAACCACTTTGATTATTCTCCATCAGACAAATCTGCGTCAACTGCTTCTTCTCCATCTTCGGCATCAACCTTGGTATATTTTTCCAAATATCGGTAAATACGATTTATGTCCAGTTTGGTAATTTCATAATTTTCAAACAATGATGCAATGTTATTGTCGTCATATTTATTTTTCAAATCCAAAAAGAATGCAAACAAGTCTTTTTTATCCATTCCAAGCTGTTGGCACAAATTCTGAATAAAAATAGAATTATTGTATTCAGTTGAATATTTCGTCAATACTTTTGTAAATCTAACCTCTAAAGGGTTATACTTTGGTTTCTTTTTACAAGAATCGTGATATAATTTGTTATTCTTAAACGTTTTGATGAGAGAACTCATCTCATTAAATTGCCATATTTGCTTTTGAAATGTTATGCGGTCAATATAATCAGCAAAACACATATTGTTTAACAAGTTCAAATAAACTGGTATTGATGCATTGGGTTTCATTTTTCCTAAAACATCAATAATGTTTTCATGCCATAATAAACCAACAATGGTTCTATCAGTTTCATTCATAATAGATAGATGATCATTTATGTGATATTTGCTATTAATTAGTTTTTGAGTTATTTGTTTGGTGTCATCATTATAAGATTTTACTTGGAATATATTATTAATAACATCATTGTTTAGAATACCCTCCTTGCTTTGATAAATGTTAAACATAGTTTTAAGCTTTCTTAGGTCGTATTGAATAAAATTGGAAATATTTTGCTGCAAAGGGTCTTCAACTGTTGGCATCAATGTTTTAATCATATTTGTAACCTGTGGAGAAGTTGGTTTTTTGAGTTCTATAGTATTACAAACCTTCATCAACTCCTTAATTTTTTTATCAATGTGATAATTGCCTATGCATATAATTGGATTTAGTGTGACTTCCTCTAACTTCTGCTTTTTAGTTTTTTTGGGACGAATGAGTTTGATGAGTGTATTTATTCCCCCTTTGTCACCATTATTCATTCCATCAATCTCATCCATAACAATGGCAATTTTTTTAATGTTTTTATGAAACATGCTCATAATATTTTTGTCGGACATGTTATGTTTTGTGAGGGTGTCAATAATGGTTTTATTTCTTATATCTCCTGCGTCGTATCTAACAACATCATAATTCATTTCTTTTAATATATCCATGACAAACGTAGTTTTACCGGTTCCAGGTTCACCGTAAACATAAATGCCCTTTTTAAATAAATGGTTATGTTTATTGAGTTCAAAATCCTTTAACGTTTCTTTCATTTTAATAACATCAGATTGTCTGTTTAACATTTCATTCAAGTTTAGTTTCTCCATATTATATTTGTAATAGTATTCTTTTTATGCTGATTTTTACTCAAACCAGTTTTATTGAGGAACTCTTTTAATGAGTTTCTACAGTTTGTTGATTGATTTTCAATGCAAAAGCTCTCCATAAAGCAAATGTAGTTGCCATAAATTATATTTTTATATCTATATTTTTTTATTTTCAGCCATTTTTTATAATTTTCTTTAACCAAAAAGTTAAAAACAAAGTCATTGTCGCGCCTTACCATGTCTCGCAAATAATTTTCATATAGTTCTTTTGCAACCCAGTCTTTTATGTATTTATGATATTTGACATAATATTTTTTATTTAAAAAACACAAAACCTGCTTTGGTATAAAATCTTGAATATACATTTCAATTTCAAGAGGTAAATTTTTAATTAATGCAAGGTTAAACGCCATTATAATAATTATAACATAATATAATTATCATAATAATTCATTTTTGTTTTGCTTTTTATTGTTTTATTAGACAGTGTTTCCAGAAGCATCGCAAGGATTTGGGACACCGGAAGTAATGCCATCCCAAGTAATGCCACAACCGTTTGCCCACTTGTATTTTGAGCAAGCGGCATTTTGACCAATATAAGGAGCAACAGTAAAATCCATTTGTAAATGTTGGCCTGTAGGAACGCTAGCATTGCAAGTGCCTAAATCCTTTCTATTAACGCACTGAGAACCACCGGTGCCCATATCAACCCAATAATCAGGGCAATCGCCAACAAGAGGAGGCCATTGTTGAGTGCTTTTGGATTTTGCTAAAGCGATACCAATAAGAATCATGCAAATTATAAGAATAATTATGGCGATCATTAAAACTGTGGATTGAAAATTCATATGTATAAAATAATAGGATATAATATTTTCTTCTGTTAGAATAATATAATGAATTGCAAGCCATCAAATGGAAGAGTAGATATTAATGGTCCTAAAACAACTGATTTATTTCAGATGTATGATAAAATACCAGTGAACCAGTGTGCGACTTTTAGGAATCCTACAGAAGGTTTATGGGATAACACAGACTTGTCAAATACTTTTTTCTCTCAAAACAACATTCGCATAATTCAAAATGGTATTAGAGCCGGTGTTTACCACAAGTCAAATGGTCAATATGTGATAAGTGACCAAGACGGAGACACTCTTAAGATCATTATGCGCAGCACATTTTTGCAACACGCAGCCAATCAGCCAACAAATGTTCAACAGCAAGTGGAACAATTGAATAAGATTGTTTTGGATTATTCCATACATCAAGTTTATTCCGAAGCGATTGGTTACCATAAATACTTGATAGATGCAAGCACAATGTATAAGCCAATGGACCCTCCAGTTATGTCCCAAAATAATGATAAGCAGTTAGAATTAAAACCCTGGTTTTAGACGTTTTTTTATAGGCATAATATATATCTATGGCATCAGAAGATGAAAAGGCACAAGCATTGGCAGCATTAATTGGAGAGTTAAATGCCGCGTCAGAGTTAACGATGGGAAAAAGAATGAGTCCAGGCAGAGTTGAAGGAGCGTTTGCCGGAATGCAGGATGGTCCTGAAGAAGATGACCCAGATTATGAACCAGGCATGAAAATAGGCGGAAAGAGAAAGTTAAGAGGTGGAGCTGCGTGCGACAATCGTTATGTAAGTTTGGCCGTTGATTCAGCAATTATTTTGGCTGGAGCTGCCGCGGTTGTTGGCGCCGGATATGGCGGTTTGGTAACTTTGCAGTATTATATGACTATATATGGTTTGGATGTTGCAACTTCGGTCGCTATAACAGCACTATACAATGCTTTAGCCGCCATTTTAAGCGGCGCCATTTCAGCTGGTTCGGCGGCAATGGGAGCGGTTGGAACCGGTTTATATGCCGCGGCTCCAATGGTTGGAAGTGTTGGGAGCGCCATTGGATCCGTGGCTGGCCCAGCTGTTGGAGCAGTTGCAAGAATGACACCTGCTATGTTGATAGGTAGATATTTAAGTATTGGATTTAAAGCGAGAGAAGATGCGATGGCAATATTAAATTCATTAAATGCGCAATATGCCGCGATAACAGATTATGCTGGTGCCATAACACGTTCTATGACGGCTAAGAAGGTTGCATTGGAAGAGCAAATTGCAAGAGTTTCTGCAGGAACAAGAGGTGCGTATGAAAGTGTTAGAGGGGCTGTGTCTGGTGCAGCCACTTCAACGGCGGCTGGATATGCGGCGGTTAAAGGAGCTATTTGCAATTTTATTGATCGTGTTAATACTGGTGTTGCAGACGCATCAGATGCTGCATTAGCATTCTCTGGAATTTTAACAAGTGAATTGGGTGACGTGTCTGGATCAATGGGTGGAAGACACAGAAAAAGAAGAACGCGCAAAAATAAAAATAAGGGCAAAAAATCTCGCAAGGGAAAAAGCCGAAAGAATAAAAGGCGCTCTTATAGAAGACGTTAAACAAAAAGAAAAAATAATTTAATATAATTTTGAATTACTTTTTCTCTCTTGGATTCATTTCTCAAGGTCAAAAAGTTTGGAGATTTTGGATTCAACTATGAATGGAACTTGTTACCCAAGGTCCTGAAAATACAAAACCAAAAAACAAAAACAAAAAAAAATAATATTACAAAGACAACAACAAAACAATATTTTTTTATTTAATTTAATTTAATTTGCAACAACCAACTTTGTCTTCTTGACAACCTTTGCACCGGACTTCTTACCAGTCCCTGATACGCTGCGCTCGCGTTCCTCTCTATACTTTGCGTATTCGGCTGACAGTGCATCCAGTTCACCAGACCACATCTGCTGAATTGTTCTTGACTTCACAACCTCCAATTCAACAGCCTTGTCGCCATGTTCCTTCAATAACTTTGCAACATTCTCCTCAGTCACACTGTCCATGGGAAGCTTCACCAAATACTTGAATTCTTCATCCTGATCAATCACCGCGTAACTTTTCTCTTTGAGCAACTTACTAACCTCTTCGCGCTTCTTTCTGCGCAAATCAACAGTTCCATCCAAGTTTTCCTTGATATACTTACTCTTGTTGGAAAGCAGAACCAAATCACGTGTCAATGCGTCAATCATATAATCCTTTCTGGTTTGAAACATTTGAAGCCGAGTTCCATAATAATCATCAATAATCTCGCGAACGTTTGCATATTTCTTGAGCTTATCTTCTGCGTCAAACAGATGCATGTTACTTGTAGAACTAGTGGTAAACAGCTTGAATTGCTTCTCAAGACCATTGCAGCCATTATCCAACTTGACTGCTTCCAGTTCAGCAAGCTTACCTTTTTGCAGAGTAATGACAAAGTCAACCGTTGTGTCCTTACTCATATCATCATAGTCCTTGACAATTGGAGCAACCTTTTTGCCTGCTTTGTCAACGGTGTCTGCCAGAGTCTCAAGATATTCCTTGAAATCATCAGTCCACGTTCCAACTGGTAACTCAGTAATGCGAATCTTATCTGTGCCAAGAGTCTCATACTTGCCCTTTACAAGGAACTTGCCATCTGAAATTTTGGAAATAGTTCCATTGAATCCTTCGTAGTAAGGCATGAAATCAAAATGAGAGTTTGAACTGTCGGAAAGCTTATTCTTCAAATATCCAATAATCTCCAACGGATTGTAACACAAAATCTCAGTGCTGAATCCAGTTCCAATTCCCTTGGATCCGTTTACAAGAACCATCGGAATAATAGGAGCATAGAAGATCGGCTCCACTGGAAATCCATCATCATTCAAATACTTAAGAATCTTGTCATCCATCTCAGGAAACAGGGTCCTCGTAATCTTTGACAGCTGAGTGAAGATATACCTTTCCGAAGCGCTATCCTTGCCACCCTGCAAGCGAGTTCCAAATTGTCCATTGGGAGTGAACAAGTTGATGTTGTTGCTGCCGACAAAGTTTTGTGCCATGTTTACAATTGCTCCGTTTAGAGAAGCCTCGCCATGATGATAACCAGAGTGTTCAGAGACGTATCCAGAAAACTGTGCGACCTTAATCTCAGACGTCAAGTTTTTCTTGAACGCAGCAAACAAGATCTTTCGCAACGAAATCTTAAGACCATCCATCAAGTTGGGAATGCTTCTGTCACAATCATACTTGGAGAAATGGATGAGCTCCTTGTTAATAAAGTCATCATAACCGACAGCTTCCTGATTGGTGTCAAGATAGCTTTCTCTATCGTATTCCTCAAGCCAATCCTTCCGGTCATCTGCGCGCTTCTTATTGAATACCATGTCAATTGCGTCGTCGCATGGCTTGCCACTGTGAGCAAAACTTACAATCTTCTTCTTCTCAAAATATTCGCGGAACTCCTTTCCAGTGCTGGTTCCCAAACCTTTGTAATATTTAACCTTCCAACTCTTTCCGCCGTCGTTTACCTCCTTCCAAGCCTCATATTCGCCTTCATTATAGAATACCAATTCTTGAGAACCCTTCTTGGCCTTCAAGATGGGAGTGTTCATGAAACCGATGAAACCAGGAATTTGCGCTAGGCTAGGCCACTCAGATTGGAACAAGTTGATGCCGAGGCCCTTGATGTGGCTACCATCCAAATCCTGATCAGTCATGAACAAGACCTTTCCGTATCGCAGATTCTTTGCAACGTCTGCAGACGACTTGTATTCCTTACCAGTTTCCAAGCCAAGGATCTTTTTGATTTCGGCAATCTCCTTATTTTCTGCGATTTTCTTAACTTGCTCACCGCGAACGTTGAGAATCTTACCCTTCATCGGATACACACCAATATTGTTTCTATCCTCGGAAGAAAGGCCGGAAACAATGCCTGCCTTGGCTGAATCTCCCTCGCAAAAGATGATCATGCATTGCGCAGACTTTTCGGTGCCTGCCCAGTTTGCATCAATAAGCTTGGGAATTCCGCGAATGTTCTTGGACTTTGTTCCATCGGTCTTCTTTGCGGCTTTGTTTTCCTTTACTTCGGTGATTGCACAAGCTGCATCCATCACACCCATCTTTGCAACCTTCTCAATAAACTTGTCGCTGACAGTGCAAGTAGAACCAAACTTTGCACTAGGAGTGTTCATGAAGTCCTTGGTCTGACTGTCAAACGCAGGATTTTCAATATCGCATCTCAGAAACAGAATTAGCTGCTCCTTGATACTATTTGCGTTTACCGCAATCTTCTTTTTCTTTTCAATAAATGCAACGAGCTTTCTGGTAATTTGACCGAGAATGTAATCAACATGCTTTCCACCCTTGGCGGTGTGGATACCATTTACAAAGCTAACTTGTGAGAACTCGTGACTGGGTGAAAGTGCAACTGCATATTCCCAACGTTCATCGGAATCGCCCTCATAAACGCGAGGAGCTGCGTCCTTGGGTCCGATATACATATCAATATACTGTTGAAAGTTCTTTACTGGAATGACCTGCGAGTTATACTTGACCTTGACGGACTTGTCGGTTATAGCGGCAACGTCATAAACACGTTTCTTAAACAATGAAATCATGTCTTCAGTCAGACCTGAAAGTCCAAGACGCGTGTAATCCGGTTTGAAAGTAATCTTAGTATAAGGCTTGGACTTGCACTTGATAATAACCGGCTTGCCAATTACATCCAAGTTGTCGCGGAACTCCTGCGTATACTTCAATCCTCGGACATGGTCAACAGTCTCAATAGAACCGTGGATGGACCAGATGAGAACAAGCTTGAATCCAAACCCATTCTTACCACCAACAATCTTCTTCTCGGTCTTGTCGTAATTGGTGGAAGTGCGAAGGTGACCGAAAATGAGCTCAGGAATCCAAATCTTATATTCAGGATGCTCAGCAACATCAATTCCATTTCCATCGTTGATCATGACAATTGTACCATCGTCTTGAACTGCAATGTCAATGCTGGTTACTGGAAGTGCATTGGCAACTCCATTTTTAACTGCTTGAGCTTGACGAACAACGTGGTCTCTGCAATTCACAATTCCCTCGTCAAAGAGTTTGAAGAGTCCTGGAACAAGAAGAATATTTTTTTCAACGATGCGTTCTCCGAGTTCATTGAGAAGCCAAACAAAAGCGTCAACATTCTCAACCGAACCAATATAAGAATCCGGATTAGAAAGAATGTGTTCTTTGTCAGTCTTCTGCTGATATTTATTTGCTAGGTTAACGTCTTGCGATGCCATCTTATCTATGTTACTTTATTATTTTTGTATTTATTTAGTTTCAATTTTTTTCAGCCTTTTTGAAAAAGGTTGCCATCCTTTCAAGAGTTAGATATCTTTATTAATTTAGATATAGACAAATAGAAACATGATGATTATAATGCAACAAGATACTTTTTATCGTAAAGCCACGTTAGAAGATTTTTTTGATGATGGTGAAACGGTAAATCAAAATAGTAAACATAACAAAAATCATTCCCACAATAATAATAACAATGATATAAATAAAAATCAACAAGAGTTTGGACATAAAAAAAGAATAAAACCCTGACGTACTGGTGCAAAAAGCCAACAACAAATTACTCCCAAGGGTCATAAAAAGGGATTTCGTGGTTAAATATATCATGCATTTTTTATATAATATGTGAATGACGCAAATAACTAATTGCTGATAACATATTAGATTAGCTCTGTATAAAAAAGAAATCTAATTGCGGATGTTAATTATTACTGTAAAAATATAGTAATAATTCAAATATTATACAAAAACGCAACATTTACCAGACAGTGTTTGTGTTATGCCACCACATTCCGTCGCCCTTTTTAACGTTATATAAAGCGCGGAAAATTTGAGAGCGTGATAGCGGAATATTGCATCTGTATTTATCAAGAGGATGTGGGTTGGTTTTGAGTTGAGCTGCAAGAGCTTTCTTTCCAACTTGTTGCTTTTGTTGGAATGCGTAATACGTGTAAAATGCCTCAAAAGAAATATTTTTAATAGGAACAATATCTTCATTCTTTGTCTGATAATCTCGCAAATATTCGTCGCAAGCGGCCAATCCTGCAATATCAGCCAAATCTTCCCCCACTCCAATGGAGGCATCAAATTTGATTCCATCGCGCGCAGCAAATTCTTCATATTGTTTAATAACGTCTTGTTGAATTTTCTTGAACTTTTTCTTGTCGGCAGCAGTCCACCAGTCGTGCAAGTTTCCATGATAGTCGTATTGACTTCCCCAGTCATCTAATGAGTGTCCCATTTCGTGACCAATAGTGAAGCCAAGATGTGCCAAGTTGTATTCAATGCCGCGTTCTTCCAAATCTACGAATGGTTTTTGGATGTAACCCAAGTTAATATAAATGCTGTTTTTGGATGGTGTGTAAGAAGCATTGACAATATAAGCCTGAGATCCGCCCATTTTAACAGGATATTGAGTCCAATCCATGATAGGAATATCAACAAGACCTTTTCCTTCTAATTGGAGAAATTGATTTAAACGCCATTCGTGTATTTTATCCACATTTTCAATGACACTGTGTCCATAATCAAGCAAAGGGTCCTCTCTTAAAACTTGCGGTTTGGCAATTTCAAAATGCAAGTTATTAAGTTTGAGCACGGCGTATTTTCTGGTAGAAGGAGACAACCATTTATTGCGCTTCACAATTCTAGTAAATACTTCTTTCAAATCGTTACACATCACTTCAACGTATTTTACGTTTTCAGGAGTTTCATATTTTTCAACGTATTTATTTGTTAAGAAGGTGTTGAACGGCACCGACATATACAAAGATGCACTAACTGCATCGCTGTCATTAATTCTGGTTTGTCCTCTTTGAAATTTGCCAAAAAAGTTGTAGTTAATTTTTTCCCAGCCTTCTGTCATTCTAGCAATTTTTTTAACGAATATATAAATCCAATAAGTTCTCCATTTTTCAGAGTCCCAGTTTTTCAATAACAATTCAGTGCCACACTTCAAGTAATTTTTACTTGATGTTATAAAGAATTCAGGCGTGTAAGTAAATCCAAGATCTTTTGAGAATTCTGTCCAATTAAAATCATACTTAGACATAGCTTCGTGAGCACTAATCTTATTATAAGAATCCAAACTGGTTGTTACTTTAGTGCATATAAGAGCGTTCATCATTTCTTGTTCAACTTCAAATACGGCCGCAGGGTTCAAATGATGATTTGGACCAAGAGTTGTGTCAAAAAGTTCTTTGCAAAAGCGCTTAAATTCCTTTTTAATTCCATTTTTATATTCAATGTCAATGCCGTCATCAAAATAGACGTTAATATCAACAATAGAAAGAGCTGGAGCATCAATGCAACATCTATTAACACTTGACTCTTTGTTGTCAGGGTTTACAGACCAGACAAATGGAGCGTGTGGTCTAACAACTTCGTCTTTGTTGGCAAATGCAAGCAATTTCCAGACATTATTTTTGTTACTTCTTAATTCATCTATTTTCTTTACGATTTCTTTGCATTTCCTTTTGCTATCATCCTTAGTATTCATGTTGATAATGGAATAATAAAAGTTTTTAAGATTTTTGGCAAACTTGTTATCATTGTGTTTGATGTAGTCTAAAATAATTTCATTCAATTGTCTATAAACTTTATCTTGAGTAAGTCTAAAATCGTCAATTTGGATAATGTATTCTTGAGACTTTTCTAAAGAAACCTTTTGTAACCAGCCATAATTAATATAATCGTAAAAGTCGTTGTTGGGTTTAATATGTCCAGGAGTAAATTTAGACAAAAGTTCTTTAACAAACTCATTTTTAAGGTCATTATTAGATTTTGTCAAGTTTTTTGAAAGAGTTTTTCCAAATGCGACTTCAAATGGTTTTAACCCAATAACTGTTTGATTATTTTTCAAGACCCTTTTTGTTGTATTTTTGTTTTTACTAGAGCGTTTTCTATAATTTCTGTGTGTCTTGTTTGCCATATAATATAACTTCATAAAATAAATAAAAATAAATTAAAATAAATCTAAATTTTAAAATAAAAACACTTACTACAGTATATAATGGCTTCAACTCGTTCTTCTTTATTCATTATTCCTGGGCGCAGAGCAGGAAACTTAAAACAGATTATAAATGTTTTAGATAATAACGTTGAGGTTGGCAATAAGAACTGTATTTGTCCATCCCCCATCAATAGCAAAATAATTAAAAACAGTAATCCGGATGTGATTCCTTTGTCAACGCAGACTGCTAGAGCAGTGAATGCAATAAGGTATGCGCGCGGTGGAACAACTGTGTATGGTAATGCGCCGTATAATTCAAGCGGAGATGCAAGATTATTGGGTCGTGTGGAAGGTGGATACGAGGCGCCAATTAAAAACAGATTCTAGCGCGTTGAAATTATTTAGACGGTTTTAATAAATTTTATTTATTTTCTCTATTTAATTTATAATGACTCGTTACACGAAAAACTCAAGCGGCCACTATCTCATTCACGGACATAAGTACGAGATGTTAGAGGGCTCCAGAGCCCAAGTTTTACACGGAACTGCTTACAAGACCAGCGGTGGTCTTAAGAAGCAAGAAATCATGATGAACAAGAACGGTCGCATTGTTTCCAAAAAGAAGCACATGACCGCCAAGAAGGAGAAGCGCCTTGTTAAGGCCGGATATGGCACCAAGAAGGGCAAGTTTGGTTTTGTCAAGATTGGCAAGTCCAAGAAGATGCGCGGTGGATACGGTAATTATGCTCCAGTGACAGGTGGTTCCAGACGCAGACGCAGAGGTGGCCAACCTCCTCCTCCTCCTCCTCCTGCTGATCCTGGACAAACTATGAATCCTGGACAAATGCCTACTGGAGGCAAGAAATAAATAAATAATCTAATAAATATTATAACGTATAACAAACTTATAATATTTAATTAACTTGACAACCATGAAATGGAAACAAAATTATCAAATTCAATAAAATCTGCAAGGGCAACGTCCAAATATTTTTCAAAGTAGCGTTTACTAATCGTGAATTTGGTTTGTTTGTTCTTTGTGTAGTAAGAATAGATTTCATCAAACGGAATTAAAGCAGCAGCATTTTGGTTAAACAATATGCTTTCCTTATAATGTTCCTTCATTTTCTCCAATGCTTTATTCATGTCACCAATTTTATCCCATAAACTGCACTGAACATTGAGGATATATTTATTTTCAATGACTTCAAAACTAGGAAAAAAATGATTAATAATCTTTAAAACATCGTGTTCATTCGCATTTCCAGCAGAATAACAAGTCTCGGAATTATCATGAATCCATTTTTTATATAGTCCACACAACTCATCAATTTCAATTTCGTAATCAAATTCGCCGTTAGTAGACGCGGCAATAGTATTTTCCCAGAACTGAATAAAATTGCTAACAAAAGGCATGTATTTGCTTGTAACATTATAGAACGTATCGGTGGTTTCGTCGTAGGCATATTTTTCTTTAAGTAGTTTTTTAAATGTATTAATGTAGATTACGCTTGGCAGAGAATGCTTGGATATAAAAAGCTTCCATATAAAGTGCATGTTTTTCCACTGAATAGAGAATTTTTTATTAGACGGCTCATTAGCGACGACTTCAATAGAATGCTCGCAGAACTTATTAAAAATATCCATTTGAGAATTGTTTTTAAGGTATAAAGTGTAACTGGATAACTCTTCCGACGAGAGAACATATTGATCGGAATTACCATAACGGTCAGAATAATGAGTTGCAACGCACAAGAAATCTAGACCATTTTTGGTGAGTAGTTCTTTCAAATTATCAAACAAAATGCTATCCGCAATATTAATTAAACGACAATTATTGAAATTATGCGTCTCATTATATTTAGTAACAAAATTGCTGGTAATGTTTGCATAACCGGTTACCATATAACATATATTGTCTATTTCATTTAAAAACTTCTTTGTTTTTGGCTTGGTTAAGAATACCAAATCATTATGCTTTTTATGAATGCTGTCGCCAATAATTGTTAAAAAGTATTTAACCTCTCCTTTAGTTGCAAATAACGCAGGATATAATAAATTAATAATTTTTTGAATAGTGGCTGTTTCCGGAATTGATTTGAACAGGTTTCTCTCTTTGATTTGTTTTATAATATTGATTTTAGTCTTATGTTTCCATTCCATTAGCGTTCTGTCTTTGGATATAGTAGAGAGAAGCTGGTATTGAATATCGTCTTCCGACACCATCCTATAAGTTTTTCCATCATATTGATAAAAGCAGTTATTATTTGACAGGTAATAATATTGATTTTTACTCAAAAAGATTTGAATGAAGGTTTGCTGCTCCTTGGTTAAAAAAGCGGTGCGTTCAATTCGCTTTTCGTGATTCTTCTCTTCCGTTTCAAGTGTAGAAGGAAGAATATCAGTTATATGATAACACAACCGTTGTAACATGTATGAGTTATTCTGATATTTGTCAAATAGCGCTTCTATATTGTCAAAGTAATCTTTTGCTTTTGCCTTTTCTTTTTCGTTTTCGTTTTCGTTTTCTTCGGCCATTTAAATTAATAATTTATGTATTTAAAAACCTTTTATATGATAAATCCCAAATAAATATTATTTTTCTTGTCGCAATAATAAATTTAATTTATCATCATTTAATAAGAAAGAGAGAAATGACAAAGAACAAGACCAGAAAAGTTGTTTTAAGATACTTGCCCAAACGTTTAACACAAAAGGACAAGAAAAAAGTGAGCAAGATGCTCTTAAAATCTCGCAGGCTTTACAAAAAAGGTATCTATTATACAAGAAAACAAGTAAAATCATTCAAATCAAAACCCTCGCAGCATGTAGCAGACGCAAGGAAAATGTATAAAGTGGAAAAAATTGGAGCAACAAATGAATTGGCAAAGAAAACCGGATGTTCAAAGGCGGCTTTAGCAAAAATAATCAATAAAGGAGAAGGAGCGTATTTTTCTTCAGGGTCAAGGCCAAATCAAACTGGACAATCGTGGGGTATAGCAAGACTTGCAAGCTCAATAACTTCAGGAAAAGCAGCCGCGGTGGATTACAATATATTAGAAGAAGGCTGCAAACCAGGAAGCAAAGCACTCAAATTAGCAAAGCAGGCAAAAAATAAATATGGTCATGGACAAAAACACGTTCCCAAAGTAAATCTAGCATAAAAATAAAAATATTAGAATTCGGTGCGTTTAATTTTAATATTTTGGAACATAAGTATTTAAAGATTATGAATAAAGTTTAGTTATAAATGTCAAATTTTGCATCAAAGGGATCAACAGATAACAATGTTTTGACTATTAAGACGGTTCAAATCGCTCCTTTTAGAACTTTAATGACTGCGTTAAAGGATATTCTTTTAGAGACGAATATTTCATTTCAACCTGATGGCATTCGCATTATTAATATGGACAAGTCTCACACCATCTTAGCTCACTTGTATTTGGCTTCGCAAAATTTTGAGTTTTATGAGTGCAAGAAGGAGAAGATTATTATTGGCGTAAACATGTTCCACTTGTTCAAGTTGATCAATTCTATTGATAATGATGACACGCTTACCATTTATATTGAGAATGGCGATTACGTGGACGGAATTGTTTCGCATTTGGCTTTAAAGTTTGAGAATGGTGAGATTAAGCAATGCAAGACGCAGAAGTTGCGATTGATTGAGCCTGATCCTGAGGAGCTTGAGTATCCCAACGTGACTTTTTCTTCCATTATCAATTTGCCTTCTGCTGATTTCCAGAAGATTATTCGTGATTTGTCTGGCATTTCGGATAAGTTGGAGATCAAGTCGGTTGGTAATGAGCTCATCTTCAAGTGCTCTGGCCAATTCGCCAATGCTGAAATCCACCGAGCCGAGTCGGATGGTAGCATGGGATTCATTTTGAAGCAAGATTCGTCAAAGGTTATTCAGGGCGAGTTTTCTTTGAAGAATTTAGGCTATTTTATCAAGTGCACAAATTTGTGTTCGCAAATTGAGGTTTATTTGGAGAACGATTTACCTTTAGTTGTGAAGTATGATGTGGCGTCACTTGGGTCCATTCGATTGTGTCTTGCACCGTTGCCCTCGAGCTAAATAAATGCATTAAAAGTTTACAGGTTTTAATTTATTTTTAATTATGAAAATTTAAATAATTAAAAATACTATATAACATGTCTCAATTTAATAAAAAGTGCTGTCCAACCATTAGTAGAAATGTGGGAAACTATACAAATTATACTGATTATATTAACAGCCAAAGAGCATGTAACGTGCCTGTAATAGAATGTAAAAGAGGACCACAGGGACCTCAGGGGCCAACCGGTTTGCCAGGGTCGGCAACAAATACAGGCGCAACTGGACCAACTGGTTACACAGGACCAATAGGAACAGGTCCAACCGGACCTCAAAGCACTGTTACTGGCCCAACTGGTTTTACTGGACCAACTGGACACACAGGACAAACTGGACCTCAAAGCACAGTAACAGGACCAACTGGCGTCCAGGGTCTAACTGGTTATACCGGACCAACAGGACCTCAAAGCACTGTTACAGGACCTACAGGACCACAAAGCACAGTAACAGGACCTACTGGATATACAGGTCCTCAAAGCACAGTAACAGGACCAACTGGTCCTCAAAGCACTGTTACAGGACCTACAGGACCACAAAGCACAGTAACAGGACCAACAGGATATACAGGTCCTCAAAGCACTGTTACAGGACCTACAGGACCACAAAGCACAG